TGTCACCTTTCGGCCCCTGCGGGCCTGCCGGACCAGCATCACCTGCCGGTCCCCGTTCGCCGGTTGCCCCGACAGGGCCGGTGTCACCGCGCTCTCCCTTATCACCCTTCGGCCCCTGAGGACCCGCGGGCCCCTGTTCCCCCTTTGGCCCGGGAGGTCCCACCACGGTGGGGATTCGGTTTACGGCCTCTTCCGCCGCTATCCTGCTTTGTTCCGCTGACTGTGCGCTTTCTGCTGACTCCCGGGCTTTTTCTGTTGCGGTCGTTGCATCCCTGGCTGCATTACCGGCTGCACTTTCTGCCATCTTTTTTGACAACTCAGCATCTGTTGCACTTTGTAATGACTCACTGGCTTTTTGAGCGGCCGCAGAAGCCGAGGACGAGGACGCATCCTCTGACTGCTTTGCTGAGGCTGCACTTTCCGCCGCCTGCCGGGCTGACTCCGATGCATCCCCTGCAGAAGTCTCAGCATTTACAGCACTCTCTTCCGCCTGACCGGCTGATATACCAGCATTCCTCGCGGACGTCTCCGCCTCTCCGGCATTCTTCTTCGCCTCCTCAGCGTGACGCGCCGCTTCTTCCACCATCAGTTCAAAACGACGCAGTGCCTCCGGCCGGACGTCATCCTCCGACATGGCACCGAGAAAATCATTCAGCGTCCCCGGTTGAGAATCTTCATACACGGTGATGGTCCCGGCATGTGACGGCGGGAATCCTTCCACCAACAGAATGACGCTGTACTGACCGTACTCAACGTCCATGCTGTAACGCCCGGCTTCATCCGGATTTTCTGAGGCCACCGTGTTCACCACCACCGTGGTACTGTTACGTTTTGCTTTCAGCTGGATTGTGCAGTTCTGCACCGGTTTTCCTGTGCCGTCTTTCAGTACACCTGAAATCTTTACTGCCATATTCACCCCACAAAAAAGCCCGCCTGAACCGGCGGGCTGTCATAACACTGTGTTACCTGGCTAATCAGAACTTATAACCGACACCCACGATGAACCCGTCAGTGCGCCAGTCGCCACTGCCGGAGCCTTCATAAGCGACATCAACGGCCACGGATTCGGCCGGGTTAAACTGCACGCCAGCTCCCCACGCCATAGAGGTGTTACTGTGGCGAGCGTCATCACTTCCGGTCAGCACGTCGTGCGTTTTCCCCTTGTTGTCAGTTACGCGGAGATAATCCCCGGAGAAAGTCGACACACGGCTGTAAGCCACACCCGCCATCGCATACGCGCTGAACCATTCATTCACGCGTACAGACGGCCCCGCCATCACGCTGAACCAGCGGTTACGCACGGAATCTTCATGCCAGCGGGTATCGCTGTAATGGGTCAGCTGGCGATTCTTGTCTCCTGCATAGCTGAACGACGTCACCATCCCCAGTGTGTCCGTAAACTCATAACGGTATTTCACGTTAATCCCGTTCAGTTCATCGCTGCCAGGAACGTTCGTCGAGACATGAAGATACCCCGCGCTCAGCGTGGACTGATGTTCAGACGCCCATGCAGGCGCACCGGATACGGCCAGACAAATGGCTGCGGACAAAATGGCGGCATAAAGTTTACGCATAATTACCTCTCGCTTTTCTGCAATAAAAAAGGCGCCATTTCTGGCGCCCGTATATGGGTTATAAAATTCAGCTGATACTGATGCCTGCGGTGGCTTTCTTCATCACCACAACCAGCAAATCGCTGATACTTGCTGTGGGATACCAGTTATTCACCAGCCATGCTGATACCGAAAACTCCAGCGTCATGTGACCGTGACCGGCAGGCATATCAATAACGCCACTGTAAATCAGCGTATTATCCAGCGCGGTACGGTTATAAATTTCAGCACCGTTTTTCCGCACTATCAGACGGCATGAGGAGTAAATATCAGTATGCTCTCTCTCATGCTTAGCGCCACTGAATGCCACCGCCGGAATAACAATCTGCCGGTCAAACGGCTGATCGTCATAAACCCTGACGGTAATGGTCCCTGATGGCCACCGCTCCGGTGCCCGGGAGTCCCGCGGAAAAGCCTTACCCACTGTTTTGACTATATCGCCTTCAATCTGGTTGGCTGACAGTTTCCCCTTAATCTGACAGTTCTCATTAATTGTGACATTGTTGAGCGTCCCGGCGTTCGCATTCACACTGCCACTGATATCTGCATTTTTAGCGGTCAGCTTTCCGTCCGGTGTCAGGGAAAATGCCGGAGGATTACCGCCGCTGGTAATGGTGGGAGCCGTCAGGCGCTTCAGGAACACGTCGTTCATGAATATCTGGTTGCCCTGCGCCACAAACATCGGCGTTTCATTCCCGTTTGCCGGGTCAATAAACGCGATACGATTGGCGGCAACCAGAAACTGGCTCAGTTTGCCTTCCTCCGCGTCCTCCATGCTGAGGCCAATACCCGCGACATAATGTTTGCCGTCTTTGGTCTGCTCAATTTTGACGCCCCACATGGCATTCCACTTATCGTTGGCGTCCTTCCACTCTTTCGAAAACTCCTCCAGTCTGCTGGCGTTATCCTCCGTCAGGTCGACTTTTTCCAGCAGCTCCTTGCCGAGATGGGATTCGGTTATCTGGCCTTTGAAAAAATCCAGATAGCCGGATGCATCATCACTCGGCTGGCCAACAGCCTCCACAAATGCCGATTTGCCAACGGTGTTCACACTGCGGATGTAAAAATAATAATCATGGTCCGGTTTGATATTGATACTGGCGGCTATCCAGTACAGCGCCGTGCCAAGATAGCGGGCTGTGGTTTCAACCTGCCTGATATCGGTAATCCGCGTTTCCGAGAACCAGAACTCAAACTGTACCGTCGGGTCATAAACAGCAAGATGCGGCGTGGCGGTTATCTGAAAATAGCCCGGCGTCAGCTCAATCTGTGACGGCGCTGCCGGTGCGGCAATCCTGAACGATACCGATGCCGGATCGCCCTGCTGCCCCCACGCATTTACTGCCCGGACTGTCAGCCTGTAGTTCCCCGGCGCCAGTTGTGTGAAGCGGTATGTGGTTTCCGCCGTCCGGGCTGTGCTGACCAGCCGCTCACTGCCGTCATCCGCGGCCACGGTCAGGCGAAGCATGAAACTCACGCCCTTCACCACCTTCGGCGTATCCCAGCGGGCCAGTACCTGATACTCCCCGCTGTCTGCGGTGACTTCGGCAGTCAGGTGCTGCACTGCTGGCGGCGTGACACCATTCACCGTGCCGCTCTGGTCGCCGTCAAAGTGCGCCCCGTTATCCACGATGGCTTCTTTTTCCGGTACATGCTGCACGGCGGTGATAGCATACGTGCCGTCATCGTTCTCACGGATACTCACACAGCGGAACAGGCGCTGGCGCAACGTCGGCAACTTCAGCCCCCACACGCTGTATTCAGCAACACCGTCAGGAACACGGCTCACTTTCACCTTCACGCCGTCGGTGACGGACTGAACCTCCACGCTGATCGGATTGCCACTTCCGTCAACCAGGCTTATCAGCGTGGTACCGGAGGATGGCAGCGTGATTTCACGGTCGAGCGTCAGCGTCCGGGTCTGGCTGTTTACCGCCAGCACGCGCCCGCCGGTGCTGATACCGGCATAGTCATCATCACAGATTTCAATGACATCGCCCGGCACATGGCGAAGCCCTTCGGCACCCACGCTGAAGTCCACGGTCTGCGTTTCCAGCAGTTCTGTTTTAATCAGCCACAGCCCGGCGCGGTGTGCCTGCCCCCGGCTGGTACAGCCAAAGGCATCCATCTTCGTGACGTTACGACCGTAACGGGCAATGGCCTGCGTGTCCTCCACAAGCTCTGTCGCCGTCTCCCAGCCGTTATTCGGGTCAATCCAGTTCACCTCAACGGCATTATGGCGGTCCTTCAGGGCGCTGAAGCTGTAGCGGAACGGCGCGCCATCATCCGGCATCACCACATTACTGCGGTTATAGGTCCACACCTTATCCGACGGTCGGTCCTGCACGAACGTCAGCGTCTGCCCGTTCCATACCGGCATACAGCGCATCGCCGAGCAGAAATCACTGAGCACATCCCACGCCTTGCGCTGTGTGGTCAGGTACGCATTACAGGTGATGCGCGGCTCCGTGCCACCAGAGCCGTCCGGCACCGACTGGTCGCAGT